AGTGCAAAATGTGCAAGAGAATAGCCTATTCAAAATATCAGTGTCTTTTTTGGTGATTTTCTCAAGCCAAGCATCAGCATGGATTTGAAGGTACTCCCATAATCCCCACTTATTAAAAAGAGTATAGAGAAATGCTACAACCAGTGCAACAATAAACACTGAGCAAAGAAACAAGAATAATCCCATCATAAGCAAGGCTCCTCATATTCTAGCTCACCCTCTAAACGAAATCCTGCATAAGGGTGCATTAAAAACTGATTATCTACGTTATCTAAACTGAACTCTTTATAAATGTTCTCCGGTAGGTGATAGATTTTATTGATGCTCAATTGACCATACCGCATTAAGAACCCGCCATTAAGGACTCTTAAAACCTCAGCTTCTAGAGCAGCAATGTTTCTGTTGTTTTTCTCATCATAGACTTTTCGGAGGTCAAACCAGAAAATCAAAGCAAACGAAGTCTTTAGAGTTCCCTGTATTTTGGACATCCAAGTCATTCTCTCTGGGTCCATCAACCAGAAGAAAGAAAAATTTCCTATACTAGCATCAGGAGAGAGCTCTAAATACTCATTCGGATGAAGTTTGTTACCACTGTATATAGCTGGAAGATAATAGTTTCTTCCGTTAATTTGCTTAACTATTCTCTCCGCTTTACCGAATGAAGAATCCAGCCAACCTAAATTTGCTTTAAGTCCTTTCTGAATCTCATCTAGAACTTTATCTACTAGTGTAGGATTAGATATGGGGTTAACTTCGGCCATCTCTTAAAATAGTTCGTTTCGTATTTGTTTAATAGTATCAGGTCTAATGTAATTCAACACCAACTCTTGTTTGTTCTCTCCGGTTAATCCAAAAATAGCAGCCCCATACTTCTTTACAAGCTCTGTGGTTTTGGGGTCAGTAGCTGTTATATAAAAATCCCAGGAATTTATTACTACGTCAAAAGAGCTATGAAAATCCCCCGTGTCTCTCAAAGTCACACGGTCAAAAGGTTGACCTTTCTCTTTCTTAACTGATACTGTATATAAAGTGTAAGGGGCATAGGTATTGATACTCACGCCAAGGCTATTTACACCATACTCGTTGAGTTGCTCTACATTATATTTTACAATCGTGGATTTATTATCCTCGACTGCGTTCCTAATGTAAGTACCATTCTCCATGTTTTCTTCTACAGACTTAACTGCATTCATGAGAGAAAGTATGGCATTCAATCCGGGCATTAAGCAGTCCTATATTTTACGCCTCCGTTCTGGCATTTCAAACAGATTCTATCGAGGCCCTTCGTCTCCAGGAAAATAGCATCGTAAGCTTTCTTGAGCTCAGCCCCAAGCCCCTGTGGTTTACTACTCTGAGTATTCCCGTCAAGCTCATAGAGAATATCCATCCTGGAAACATTGGATTGGTTTCTGTTGACCCTGACGCTAGGGTTCATAGCCATAGTCCGAAGAGCATCCACAGCAACTTGTTTCTGGATAACCCCTGCAAAAATAGCTCTCTGTTCCTTGATGAAATCAGTGAGGTCACATCCGATAGATATTTCGCAGTTGATACCGTAGTTCATTGTGTTGGTGTACATCGTTTCAGCTATGTCCCACATGCGGGGATTCTCGGAAAAATCATCCGGAGGAACTACGCAGAAAGGAGAAGCCTGAACATACTTGGTGAGCTCTCTCCAGACTTCTATGTTTCCTATATTACAGGTCCCACAGGGTTCTCGGCTCCAATCTTTAGAGACGTTAAGAGCTTCCATCCCGAATGGGAGGTCGTCCTGGTTATAACAAAGGAACCAAGCCCCGCCAGCATCGGTGTTGCTACTCACATAAGGTAGGAACAAGTCCGAAAAATCGAACCATTGAAATCCTCCGTTGGTGTTGGTAAAATCAATCTCAAAAGTCTTAATTGGCTTAGATTGAGAGCTATGGAAAAGATAAAATTTAACTTTTCCAGTACCTCCTATTGCTTGAAACCCGATTTTATGGATTTTAAGGGTAACCCCGAGAGCACGTACAGGAACCAATTCAATTCCTACGAGTTTATGCGTAGAACGAATAGTAGCTTTCAGCCGAGCAGCTCCATCAAAGAATGTTTTCCTGTCAAACAAATCCCGTGTCTCTCTGCTAAGCTGCTTCATCTGAATGAAAGTCTGAACGGCTTTACTGATACCAGCACGAGTTATTCTTTTCAGGTAGTCAGAAATCATGCTGTATTCTTTCCAGGAATCAGAAGTCTCATTGCTAGGCTCTACATTGGTATTATTAGCTAAAGCTTCCCAGACTTTCCCGCCATGTTTCACCTTCGCTCCCTTTGAGTAAGCTATATCATCTTTCCAAGAAGGATAGTGATAAATGAAATCTTCGGGGATGATGTTTTCTATATTTTCCAAGGTCAGTAAAGGATGTGCTTCTTGGAAATATAGACCGCTCTCAGATTCCAACAAAGAGCTATCAATTGCTTTATCAGGGTCATAGCTCTGTTCCCATCCTACTAAATGAAAAAGAGCATTCTGTATTTCGTTAATCCTAATCATCTTCTTTAGTTTTCCCAAATATAATAAAAATCCACAAAAAAAGGCTGCGATTTTTGGTCGCAGCCTATTGAAGAGTTCAACAGGACCCTTGGTCTTAGACCTGAGAGGTCGGAACCGGAGTGTCGGTGTCGTTGGTGATGAAGACCGGCGTAGCCAGGGGGTTGGCACCCGTGCTGGAAGCAATCGCAGCCTTGATGATAGGATTAGCGATACGCTCTTCGTCGCTGTTGTAAGCAACGAGGAACGCCACGTCAACAGAGAAGCTGAAGTGTTCCTTACCATTACAGGTCATGTCGGCAGAAGCCGCGCCAGCAATGCCGGACTGGTCCCCGACGGAGGTGTAATAGTGAGAACCGACAGTCAGGTCGATGTACGGGAGACGAACCTGGTCCCATTCGTGAACGCCATAGCGAGAACGGAGCAGGGACTCCCGGTCGATGCGAGTGAGGACACCCACGTTGCCGTCGCAAACGGCGAAGAAAGTACCGAATTTGCCGGCATCGTTGTTGACGTTGTTGGTGAAGTGAACAATCTTGTCCTCGAACTCCATCCGCTTGTTCTGGTCGTTATAAAGACCATGCTGAGCCAGCTTGCGGAGCAAGGAGTCAACACCAGCGTTACCGATGATGTGAATCCGGCCCGGATAAGCGTTGGCACGCATCATGGTGTTCACATCGGAGAGGATGCCATCGCGCATTCCCCAAGGAACCTGAACGACGTTTGCGCTCTGCTCATAGTAGAGAAGCGACTTGAAGACCTGAGTCTTCTTGGCGTCCAAAGCAGCAACAGCGGCCTGGTCCAGAGCAGTTGCCATAGCGCGGGATACTTTCTCGAGCTTGCGATTGAAGTCCTGTTCGTAACCGATTTCGTTGTTCAGATACAGGGAAGGAACCATGGTGAAACCAACCGAGTAAGTGGCCCAAACGATGGTGTACAGGGCAGATGTGTTCTCAGCGTCACCGATAACGCAGGAACGAACATTGGAGACGACGACATTTTCATCATCGTTGATGACCGGAATCTGGACGGTGTTACCCATAGACTCGAATGCACGGGCCTTGAGGTTTGCATCCAAAATAGAGTTAGCGGCATTGGTCTGCTCGATGAAGAAGTCCAATGCACCGTACTCCAGCGGTCGGAACATGTTGCGGTCAAATTCGGGATTTTTGATTCGCCAGTCCTGAAGTCTTGTTGCAATAAGAGACATTTTTAACTGTTTTTAATGGTTAATAATCAGGCTTACCCTTTGCCTTGTTAGCGGAGAGGCAGGTTAGCAATGTTATTGTCTTTCCATGCCTTATCCATTGCTTCTTGGAACTGATCAGAACCGATGGTCATTCCCTGAGCCAAGAATTGCTTGGTAAGAAGCTCTTGAGCTTCCTCCCTTGTTTTAGCTCCGGAAACATCGCCGGTAGGACTACCAGCTCCTCCCCCGCCCAAGGGCTTGGTCTCGGCTCCAGTAGTAACCTTTGCCGTAGCAAGAACGTCTTCAATT